AGCAGAACATGGTTAGGTTGTACAACAAAGAGTTTGAGAAAGTGGAGGACTACGGTACTATCAACGGTATATGGCGTACACTGAAAGCTAACAAGCGGTTAGAAGCTGAAGTAGTAGAAGTAACGCCAGAGCCTGCAAGTAGCCAGGAATACGAGACTAACTTAGAAGAGTACTTCAACAATCCGTTAGCAGAGAGCGAGTACTGGGAGCTTTACGACCTAGGTAAAGACACAGGTGCAAACTTACACCCAGATACTCCATTAGGTAAAAAGATAGCAGGACTTATTAAATGCAAATATCAGACGACAAACTAGCAGACCTTAACGAAACACTTAGAGTTTATATGGACCATGTTAAGTCAGGAGCTATTGACGGAAAGCTATGTGAGTATAACCAAGGCATGCTTAACGGTTTAGAAGTAGCCTTAGCATACCTAGAGGATAGACCTGTGTTCTTTATTGACGAGAATTCTAAGTATGATCCGTACGACCTTGAGCGGTTTCCCGAATACTTCCTTTGATTTATGGCGCATGTTATAATAAGCTTACTAATACCTATAAGGCGTACCGATTTGCGTAACCATAATGACAAAAAATACAAACAACCTTCATGACAGTGACGGCCCAGACCTTACGTTTGAAGAAATTATGAAAATACTAGAGGAAGAGTTATACAACATGCAAGAATGCGGTGATGATTTCAAACCTTTAGATTTTCATGATGACAATACTGACTGTTAACAAGACGACTCCAGACATTGAAGAGGATATTGGCATCCTCTACGTAGTGCACTTTAGACTAGATGATAAAGATTTGGTTAAGATAGGTGTCACTACAAGAAACATAGAAGACCGAGTATCAGAAATACTGGTAAGCATATTTAAGAAGTACCGAGAGTTTCCCTACTGTAGACCTAAGCGATTCCGTAAAACCTGTAACGTATACGAAAAAGAAGCCATACTTCACGAGCATTTTAAAGACTACAACTACATACCAGAGAAAAAGTTTGGTGGATCTACCGAATTCTTTGACTTGCCGTTAGATATGGTAGTAGCGTCATACGAAAACTTGCTAGAAGGTAAACCTTTAGATGATAGTAGACAAGAATAACTGCAATGACCCAATAGAAGAGTATGATGCGCTAGCAGCTAGGCTCTTTGTACTTGACCAACGCTTTCCTTGGGAGTTTGAGTTTAACCAGCTCAATGCCCACAGCATACAAAGAGCACGAATAGTAAAAAAGATGAACGCTATTGTTGACTCTGAAGACGGAAAGGCGTATCGTTTAAAAAGAATACTGTAGTGAGTTTAATGTGTGTGTCGTGAGTTTAGCCCCTTGATTAGGGGCTTTTTTTATGCTAAAATTTTTAAAACCTACGTCACAATACATATAAAGGTAAAAAGTATGTCAACTCAGTTAACGATAGAAGACGTTAAAAAGAATATGCCCCTCAGAAAGGGTACAATTACACAAGAAGCTGTAGATATTATTAACTCATCGTTAAACGATCCTGAGTTTCAAGGCGAGTCTTTAATACAGACTGCAGGAATCTACGAAGCTGTACTGAAAGGTGCAAGAGCTTCTATACCAGAATACTTAAATGCCATCCGCTTCTGCGCATACATGGCAACTAACGACTCTAATTACACAGAAGCTTACAAGAAAGTGTTTGCTGACCGTGAGTTTGTTAAACTGCGTAGGGATTTACCTACTGACCACCCTCAATACGGTGAGCTGACTAGTGCTGCATCTAGATATCGCAGAACCAAACTAGTGACAGACTTACTTACAGCTAGCCAAGTACCATTAGACCTTATCTTTACCGGACATCGCTACAAAGCGATTGGTGTTCTTGCAGAGGTTATGGAAAACGGTAAATATGACCGTGACAGAATCAACGCTGCTAAAGAACTACTTGCTGCTACTAAAGGTCCTGAGAATGTTAAGATTGAGCTAGATGTAGGTGTTACTGAATCTAGTGCAGTGCAGCAGTTAAACGATCAATTAGCGGAGATTGCTGGCAGGTCTGTAAAACACTTAGAAGCTGGTGCTACAAGTCTCAACGAGCTTGGAGCTATGAAAGTAATTAGTGACGACATTATAGAAGGCGAATTTAATGAGCAGTAGTACGTACGTACCTAGTGAAGAGGCTATGAAGTTTATAGCCTTTATACGAGCCGCTAACGTAGAAGACAACGCTAATGCTGAGATTCACTATAAACTAGCAGACAAGTACTTTAGTACCGACAAACAGATTCTTATAGAAGCATTCCGTGGTAGTGCTAAGTCTACTATGATGGAGTGGTTTGTTATATACATAGCCGCTATGGGTAGGTTGCATAACTTTGGTAATGTAGACTTTATAGCCTTTATCGGTGACAGTATGGAGAATGGTACTAAAAACTTTTTCCGTAACATTTCTGGTAAAATAGACAAATCAGAGTTGCTTGGACAGCTGCTTAAAATTAAACGTAAAACCGACTCAGAAATGGAACTACAGAATGTAGACGGTGTAGAGCTTAACCTAAAAGGTTACGGTGCAAGTACCAACATTCGTGGTGTTAGGTATAAAGGTTCTCGTCCTGATATTGTTATACTAGATGATATAACTACCAATGACGCGATCAACTCAGAAACTATACAAAACACAATCAATGACAACTTCTATAAGTCAGTAATACCTGCGTTGCATCCTACTAGATATAAAATCTTTTTTATCGGTACACCTATATCTGAGCGTGATATAATACACCAGTTAAGTAACAACTCTAAGTGGACAGTACATAAGTTCCCAATTGCCCAGAAGTTCCCGTGCGGGAAAGAGGAGTTTGTAGGGAACTGGCAAGACCGTTTTCCTTATGAAGCTGTAGAAGAAAAGTACGAAATGTACAAAGAGGCTGGTAAAGCCCAAGACTTCTACCAAGAATTTATGTTAGAAATCACGGACTTAACTACATTACTAGTTGAGGAAGAGGATATACAGTGGTTTGATCCTTCAATCATTAAGAAGAATAAACACAACTATAACTTCTACATTGCAACAGATTTTGCGACGAGTACTAAAAAGTCTGCCGATTTTTCTACTATCGGTGTTTTTGCTATCTCGAGTAATAACGATTGGCTTCTTGTGGATGGCCAGTGTCTTCGTCAGACAATGCAAGAGAACATTGATGACTTATTTAGGTATGTTAAAAAATGGCAACCGCTAAGCGTAGGAATAGAAAGCTCGGGGCAGCAAGGAGGGTTCATTTCTATAATGCAAGAAATGATGATGAAAAGGAACACATGGTTTACTTTTGCCAAGAAGCCAGGAAGCAAAGACGTAGGCATAAGACCAATAAAAGATAAAACTCACCGTTTTGTTACAGGTGTTCAACCTAAATTTAAACAAAACAAGATATGGCTACCTAAAGTAGAGCTAGCCAAACTAGTGTCACCTAGACTAGTAGACCTAGTAGAAGAGATGGCACATGAGCTTAGCCGATTTACGTTGGCTGGTGGTGTAAAAACCTTAGCTCATGATGATGCTATCGATCTACTTAACCAGCTATCTGAAATGGACATCTACACACCATCTAGTCAAGCAGAGCTAACAACTTCTGAAGTAACAGATGACGGTTTGATATGGGAATCTGTCTGGGACAGTGACGACGACGACTACGAAACCAATAGTACTGTATTTTAGGTGTCTTTATGGTATAATTACATTTTGTAAAGTCCGTTCTATGCACATAAAAGGAGAGCTTGATGGTATTGCAAGATGTTATTAATTTAGCTCGCTCTAGCGAACTGAATAGCATTGCTGTTAAAGAAGACACACCTGCTATCGTGTCTTTCCTAAACATGGGCATGATAGAGCTATACAAACGTTTCGCATTAAAAACTGAAGAGCACATTGTAGCACTGCAAGAAGGTGAAACGTTCTATGACCTACCTACTGATTTTATGTACGCTATGGGTGCATATAAAGAAGTAGAGATTGGTTCTATTAGACGTGACGAAGACGTACCTATTAATGACGAAGATGAGCCGTATAGTATATTTTTTCCTAATCACAAACAGGTACAAATACCTGATGTGATCGATGGTGCCTACATTTCTATTATCTATGTAGCTAAACCAGAAAGATATAGTGCTAATGCTTTAGATGTAGAGATTGATTTGCCAGAAGTACTTATTGACTGCTTATTACATTACATTGGCTACAGAGGATACTTAGGTGTTCGCAGTGACGGCCAATCAGAAAATAACGTACATTACGCACGTTTTGAGCGTAGTGTTATGAAAGCTAAAGAACTAGGTGTTTGTCCTTCTACGGACTCATACAGAATGATTGACAGGCTGTCTGATAGAGGATTTGCGTAATGGCTCGCCGTGCTAGTAGTTTAGCAAAAACTGCTGTTGGCATTGAAAGAGACATTGGCAGTGAATACGATAACGTAAGGGCTGTTGCTGATAACCTTAACAGTGTTAACAATGTAAACAGTAACTTAGATATAGTTGAGTTTGTTTCTCAGCATATGAGCGAAATAATCGACGTAGCTACCATACTAGGTCAAGAGGGTTTAGCAGCACAAGCAGACTTAGATGCTTTAGAAGAAGTAGTAACTAACCAGGGCTACGAATTTAGAATACAAGCAACTGCTCCTACTCAAGGTTTAGTGGAGGGGATGCTATGGTACAACGTACTTACAAACGATATGTTAATATACAGAGAGGTCGCTCCTGGGTCATTACAGTGGGCTTCTATTAATGTTAACGATGAATCAACAGACAGTGATATTATAGACGCAGGAGCTTTCTAATGGCGCAAACGGTTTTAATAAAACGCAGTACTACTACTGACGTTCCATCTAGTTTGGATAACGGCGAATTAGCCTATTCCTCTAGTAGTAATAAATTATTTATAGGTAGACCCGGTGGCGCTGCAGGTGATGTAGATGCTATTGGTGGTAAGTATTACACAGACTTTATTGAGTCCTTAGCTACTACTGGGTCAGGTAACATTACTGGTGATGTAACTGGTACTTTATCTTATGACATTGTAACTGGTACTATTAGTGGTACAACCAGTATTGCAGAGCAGACTTACTATGCTGACGATACTAACGTACAATTTCATGTACCTAGCGACAGCTATAAAGTTGCAGGTGATACTAACGCTATTGACACTAGTATTACTAAATCAGGTACTGCAGTAACGCTTACAGTAGACCACAAAGATTTACTAGCTTCAGGTACAGCTGACCAATCATACGGCAGTACTACAGCTATTCCTGTTCTTACAGTAAATGCTCAAGGTCACGTAACATCTATCAACTCAACTAGTATCTCTACTACGTTATCTATTTCAGACGACAATGATGATACAGGTTCAGTAGCACTAGCGTCAGATACTCTTAAATTTGCTGGCGGTACATACTTATCTTCTGATGTTTCAGTTGATGGCAGTACTGATATTGTTACGTTCTCGCACGATGCTACTACTCGTACAGATACTACTAGTACAGAAACTACAACTAATGGCGGTACATTTGATGTAGTAGATAGTATTACTACTAATACTGAAGGCCACATTACTGGTATTGATGTTAAGACAGTAACACTACCTAACATCCAAGAAACAGATACACTAGATTCTGTAACTACTCGTGGCAATACTACTGATAACGACATTCAAGTTAATAACATCCGTGTAGACGGTGGTAATATTACTGGTCCTGCAACTATCACAATTGACCCAGATGCCACCGGCTCTACTGGTACAGTTGTTATTGCTGGTGACTTAACAGTACAAGGTACTACTACTACAATCAACTCTACTACTGTAGAAGTTGGCGATAACATTCTTGTACTAAACAAAGACGCTTCTGGTGTTCCTGGGGTTAGCGCAGGTTTTGAAGTTGAGCGTGGTGATTACGTCAATGTAAGCCTAGAGTGGAACGAAGCAGACGGTGCGTGGCAAGTTAGTTTACCTAACATAGCTCAAGATGCTGTAGTTGCTGAAAACCTAGTTACTGATGTTAACTTTGAAGCATTAATTACCACTATTGATGGTGGTACTTTTTAAGTCTTTGTAGGGGTCTACGGACCCCTTACCTTTCTTTACATGTTTTGACCTTTTAGGTATAATGTAATACATTATCCTAGCGTATATACGCCTCATAAAGGTTACCACATGGCACAAACTATCAAGCTTAAACGTTCTGCTGTTGCAGGGCGCATCCCTAACGTATCTGACCTAGAACTAGGTGAAATAGCAATTAACACTTATGATGGCAAAATGTACATCAAAAAGAGTGTCAATGGCGAAGAAAGTATTTCAGAGATTGGCCAAGGCTCAGGACTAGGTTCAGTATTCACTAGTTATACATTTACTGCTACAGCAAACCAAACAGTATTTACTGGTAATGACAACTCTGGTAGTGCTTTAGACATTGTAGATGAGTTTAGTAACGTTTTTATGAACGGTATCTTACTAGATCCAGAAATCGATTTTACAGTATCTTCTGACGGTTTAACGCTTACACTAACTGAGCCTGCCGAAGCCGATGATATTCTCCAAATTAACTCTTTTGATCAGGCTATTTTTAACGGTACTTTAAACGTAGATGCATTAGCGTTAACGGATATGGTAGGGGAGATAGTATGGAACTCTGATGAAGAGACTATTGACGTACCTCTTAACGACGACGTTACATTACAGTTAGGTCAAGAGTTTGTATTCCGTGGTAAAGCTACAGAAGCTATAGCTAACGGTGACGTTGTTATGTTTGCCGGTGCTCAAGGCGGCCATTTACTAATTGCTAAAGCTGATATGTCTGCAGCAGGTTTTGCTCCAGAACACGTTATTGGTATTGCTACACAAGACTTCAGTACGAACAATTTTGGGTTTGTTACAGAGCTAGGTAAAGTACGTGGTTTAAACACTAACGGCTATACTGAAGGTGCTATCTTATACCTAGATCCCACTACTGCTGGTGCTTTAACAGCTACTAAACCTACTCCTCCTAACCATGCTATACAGATGTGTGCAGTAGTTCGTAGTCACGGTACTCAAGGTACTTTGCTAGTACGTCCTACACATATGGTAGATACAGATGAAGTTGCTGAAGGTAGCAGCAATTTGTATTTTACAGTTGCTAGAGCTGTTGCAGCTATTAAAGCTGACAGTGACTGGAATGCTTCTGATTGGGATACTGCTTTTGGGTGGGGCGATCACTCTACTGAGGGTTACTTAACCTCTGTAGCATTTAATGATTTAACAAGTACTCCTACTACTATTTCTGGTTATGGTATTACTGATGCGTTTGATGGCGCTTATTCGTCTTTGACAGGAGCACCTACTACAGTATCCAGCTTTACTAACGATTCTGGCTACATTACAGACTACACAGTTACTCAAGGCGATGTAACTGCACATCAAGCTGCTTTATCTATTACAGAAAGCCAAATAAGTGACTTAGGAAGCTATCTAACGTCTGAAACTAATACAGTATTACAGATAGTAGGTAATACACTTCGTTATACTGACGAGACAGGTACAAATACAGACATTGATTTATCACTATACCTAGATGATACAAACCTCTCTAGATTAATTTCAGGCAGCTTAGACGCTAACGGTACAGCTACATTTACTAGAGATGATGCCAGTACGTTTACTGTAGACTTTAGTCAGTTCTTTGATGATACTAATCTAGCTCGTATAACTTCTGCGGCGTTTAACACTACTGATGGTGTACTAACTCTTACTCGCGACGATGCTACTACTATTACTGCAGATTTAGATGGAAGGTACCTAACATCCCATCAAGATATTAGTGGAAAAGCAAATTTATCAGGTGATACGTTTACAGGTAAGGTTACTTATACAGGTCGAACCACTGACAGTGGTGGAACTAGCACATACGTTGCGGCTGATGCAACACTTACTCGCTACATGTCAAATGTTGCCACTGAATACCATAGTGGCGCAAGTGGTGAACCAGTAACTATTTACTTTAAATCAGGCGTAAACGCACCCAGTGATTTTGGTTATATAACTTTTGACCCTAACCGAGATGATGGCTCGGAAAGGGCGGAACTTGTAATTGGTTGTGAGAATGACGGTAATTCAACAAGTGGTGTTGATAGGGTTAAAATAGCAAGCCCATTAGTTATTGATAGTAAACTGTTTACATCAGACCACACAAAGATTGTAGAGTTCCATTTTAATGGAGTCGAGAAAGGCTACATCACAACAGCAGGAAACTTACAACTAGACGGAACAATAACCGCATCAGGATATAACGCATCTGACTGGGATACAGCGCATGGATGGGGTGACCATAGCACTCAAGGGTACTTGACATCATTTGACATAACTACACAGACAGACCCCAAGTATTTACGCAGTAATGCAGACGACTCAACAAGCGGAAGTATAATTACTGCCGTAGACAAGCATTTTGGATATAGCGATTCTTATAATTACAAACCGTACACTACGGGTGGAATAGGTACTAGGTCAGAACTAATATCAGCGGCTAATTTTTTAATACACGCTGATACAGATGGATCTGGGACTGGTGAATTTGTAAGTATTAGAGCAGGGGCAGGAACTGCAAACGAACTAAAGCTACTATCTAAGACCGAGGCGGCAGGTGTTAATAATAATGCATTAAGTCTTAATGGTAATACTATTTGGAACGCAGGAAACTTTACCGACAATTCATCAAATTGGAATACAGCCTACGGATGGGGTGACCATGCTAGTGCTGGTTATTTAACATCCAACGTAAAAACAGATACAGGCAATGAGTACAAGCTAGGTGGAATAAAAATATCCGCTGTCAACAATAGCCAAAATTACATAGCATTTTCAGGTACTACTGGCGACCAAAACGGCAACTACAATCACTCATATATTGGCGAAAGAATATATACAGGCACAGAAAACTCTGAACTTGTTATTGCTAAATACAACGATATAGAAGGCTCCTCTGGCTCTGACCGTATTCGTATGATCGGCAATAATATTGTATTTGACACCTATGCAGCAGTTATAACTCCTGCTGCGAACGCAACACTTGAAACTGCTGCTACAACTGGAACATTAGCAACAAGAATGACTATTCGTGAGAATGGTGATATTGAAGTTGGCGGAAGTAAGTTTGTTGACTCAAGTCGTAACCTTACCAATATTAGCAGTATATCACTATCTGGGCAAATAGCCACAACAGGGACGACAGTGCTGAAAATGTACGGTTCAGGTTCTGATACATACACTCAAGGCCAGCTGTATTGCTCATCATCTTTATTTTCTATGGAAGCACCACTAACAAGTAATGCCTTAAGTGGAGCTCACACTCCAATGGTGTTTACTTGGCGTGGGGGGTATTCATCTCAAGGTGGTATATATGTAGGTGATGGGTATACCCAATTAGATTCACTTAGAATAAAAACTACGGGTGACTCAGGCACAACCGTTATAGACTCAAGCCGTAACCTTACCAATATGACTGCAGGTTCGTTCTCTAGTTATGTTTCAATGGACGAATTACGTGCCAATAGTTATATGTTACAAGATGGTGTTAAAGAAATTGACTTAGGTACTTTTAACTTTGGGAATAGCGACCCTAATAATTTCATAGACATTATCTTTACAGCAAGTAGTTTTTGGGGAACTGTAGAAGTTGAGATAACATCTTCTTATAGCTACCAAAATGCTTGTGGGTCTTTGATAAAGAGGTTTGCTGTAGGTCATAACACTAGCAGTACATCTTACGGTGGCGGAAGTGAGGAATTAATATCTGATACTGGGTCGCTATCTAATAGTATACGAATAGGCTCTATAACAAGGAAAGGTACAACTTTTGTAGTTCCTGTCAATAAGTTTACAAGTACAAACAATAGTTTTGAAGTTAGAGTTAAATTGTTTTCTATTGGGTACTCTGATTCAACCACTGTAACTCTTGGTAGTAAATACTCTGGAACTAATCTGGCACGAGAGTATGTGCCATTTAGGAATATCACTGGTAAGGCATCTAGCACTAATTTTTCTGGTAATGTAGAGGTTGGAGGGCAGACAGTCCTAGACGCAAACCGTAATCTTACTAATATATCTGGCCTTGATATAACTAGCGCTACTGGGAATATTACTTTTGTAAACTCTGGCACTACAAAGCGCGGCATTTATGGCACTATGGGCGATAATGACCAATGGTTTATTGGCGGCGGAGCGACATCTTCTAACGTTGGTTATTTAGAAATATCAACAGGTGATGATGGGCAAAATACTACAGGTGGTTGTGAAGAAATACTAGTAAGGCAATATGGGCCCGGAACTCCTTTGACTGGGACTTTACATAGAACTCTCAAACTTTTAGATAAATATGGTTATACGTCTATACCGAGTCATTTGATGGTCAACACCACCACTGTCGATGGTATGCTTCATGTTAATAGTAATCTTGGTTATGGCGGGGCTGGT